TGCATTATTTATCGCCGTTAATTATTGTCTTTGGACTTGTGGTTGGCGTAGGCGCTGGGGTTGTCGGAATAGTTTATTTTCCAATCGAACTTCTCGCTTGCTTTTGGAAAGCCAACGACGTAAAAGACGATAAGGGATTTCTGATCCACGACACGTTAAATTAAAGCAATGGCTAAAAACTAAATAAAACTCAAAAAATAAAGGTTATCGGTTGATAATCTTTTTTTATTGTTAAAATATAGAAATTATCGCGCTATAATAAAAAAAGAGGTGTTTTAATGGCTGGTAGAAAATCGAAATACGAAACTTGTGTAAAACCTTACTTGGACGACATTAATAAAAAAGTCCGTGAAGGTGTTATAGAAGAAGAAATCGCGCGATCGCTGGGAATTAGCGTCGCGACTTTAAACAACTACCGAAACAAATATCCCGAGTTTAAGGAAGCCTTATCAAAAAACAAAGGAAAGGACGTTTTACAAAAACTCGTTAATGCTGGTATTGACGGAGCCATTGGCTATTATAAAGACGAAGTTACAATTACGGAAAAAGACGGAGTTAAAACAAAAGTTATTTCCCGAAGGTGGTATCCGCCTAATCCGTCTTTAAATCAATTTTACACAAAGATTTATGGTAAAAATGAAGGCTTCGTTTCTGATCCATTGGATTACGAATTGAAGAAAGCCAAACACGATTTAGACGAGGCGGTCGCCAAGAGCAAAGATTGGACGCTTGCCGAAAATCTTAAATAATTTATTTTTAGAATTAATAGAGCATTATATCGAATGAGGAGGTTAAAAAAATGCCAAAATACTACTTACTTGACGAAAATAAAAACCTTGTAGAAGGCTTTGACAAAGAAGGTTTCTTGGCTCTCTTGGAGCAAGCAATCGAGCAAGGTTCATTGGAGAATATTGATCCAAATTCCGCCGTCGCTTCTAAATTGCGAAGCGTTTTAAACGGAACAACTCACAATATCGAATTTGTTACCCAAGCGCAATATAACGAACTTAAAGCCCAAGGCGAATTGGTTCCAAATACTTATTATTTCATTACCGACGATACAACCTTGGAAGGCTTGGAAACAACCTTAACCGAAGTTCTTCAACGCTTATCAACAAATGAAGATAATATCTCAAAAATTATCGACGGAAGGCAAGTTGTCGGAAAAGCAACCGAAGCCTCAAAAACTCCATTTTCTCTAAAAGGCTTTACCGAAGTTCAATTGCCGTCTAATTCACATATTACATTAGAAAATTTTGAAAAAGGAACGTATCAATTTTGTTTAAAAATTAGGTTATATTCGGAAGGAAGCGTTGATTTTTGCAATATAGTAAATTTTGGGCTTTTACTTCTCGACCCAATTGTTCCTTCGGATAGGCTTTCTTATCTTAATGGTTTTTCTTCGTATTCCGAAGTCGATTTTCTTGTTGGTCTATCTACGGATCGCAATGTGTTAAGGTTATATTATTTTAGCGACCTATCAAATCCAAACAATTTAGTGGTCTACGTCCAACAAAAAGATTTCGAACGTAATGACTGGCTAGATTTCGTTCCTCCTTCTCATTCTTCGGGGACAAATATGGAAGTATCGCTTCTTTATAAAAAAATTGATTAAGGAGATAAAGCAATGGCTTATTATAACGGCAAAAAAGTTATATCTCTTATTCATTTTAACGGACAAACCGCCAAAAAAACGTTTAGTGAAAGTGGTAAATCAACTATTATCTATGACCTTACAAATACAAAATGGTTATTTAACGATCAATTAAGCGATTTTTCTCCAAATGGAACAAATATGACAACAAACGTTTCGAGAACTTATGAAGAAAAGTATCGTATTGATTTCAAAATAAAAAATGGAAACAACCAAGAAAGTATTCTATTTAAAAAACTAAAAACTTCAAGTGGCTTGCAAAGCACTATGTCTTATAGTAGAGGTGGTACAGCCTATAGATGGGCTATGACGAATTATCAAAGAGGTTTTACGTCGGCAATAGCCAAAACCATAACAATAACGGGTGGCGACGACGTTAAAAACGCTAAATTAATTAATTGGTTGCTACAAAACGCTACTCAAATTTTCGATTAAGGAGGAATAATCAATGGAAATTAAATTTATCGGAAACAAACCCGAAAAAACAATTTACGCTTACGCGGTCAAAGAAAACAACGATACAAATAAAATCGAGTTTCTTTTAGACAAAGTTCAAGAAGGCGGAAATTTAGATTTAGCAAATTACATTGCTTTCGCAAAAATTCGCGGAGCAAATTTCGTTGATAAAGTTCCTCTTATTGTTGAAATCGTAGAAGAAAAAATCAAATTAAGCCTTACTTTACAAAGAAAACACACTTCGAGCCGTGGGCTTGATATTCAACTTCAATTTGAATATTTCACTACAAACGAAAATGTTTTAGTGTGGCAAACTGAAATCTTTACTATGGTTTTATCCGACACAATTCCAGCCGACGAGGAAATCGCCAACAAATATCCAGCGATCCTCCAAGACCACGAAAAACGAATTTTCGAAGAAGAAGAAAAAAGCGTTGTATTTGCGGATCAAATCCAAAATCACGAAGCACGAATGGCAAACGTTGAGACACATAACGAAGTTCAAGACGCCGAAATTACCGCGCTGGACGAAAAAATCTCGCGTGCATTGGCGGGCGTTTTCCATTATAAAGGTTCGGTCGAAACTTTCGAGAATTTGCCAAGTTTAGAACAAGAAGTCGGAGACACTTACAACGTTTTAGACACGGGCGACAATTATACTTGGAGTGGTTCGGCTTGGGATAAACTCTCGGGCATTGTGGATTTATCTAATTATTACACAAGCGAAGAAACCGACACTTTATTAGACGAAAAAGCCGATAAAGACGATTTAACAAATTATTATACTAAAAACGAAGTTGACGCCTCAATGGGCGAAAAAGCAAACTCCGACGAAGTTGTCGATTTGGCAAGCAACCAAACAATCACAGGAAAAAAGACAGTAGATGATGTTTCGTTAGATTTCAAAAATACGAAAACTTCTCTTTATAATGCACAAACTTTTTCAGTTAAAATTGATCCATATAACAATTTAACAATTAGTTTGAATAATGCTCTACGTTATTTATTTGGAAATGAACAATTTTCGGGAGCACCTAATGGAACAAGAGATTTAGGTTCGAACCAATACAAATGGAAAGACTTCTATCTCGCGGGCAAACTCAAAGACGGAACAAATGAGATCGCTATTAGTGAGATTGCAAAAAAAACAATTTTAATCAAACTCGATAGCGGAACATATACAAGTGGTTCTACAATGAGCGACAACGATTACAACCAATTATTACCATTATTAGATTTAAGTTATTTAGAACTAATAGAACTCGGCTTGAAATTTGCAAAAGTTGATAATTCAAGAAACGAGGTTCAAATGACAACCAATTATCAAATAAGAAAAGGTGGAACGAGTTATAGTGGCGATTGGTATGATATTAAAATTAACTTTGGCGATTTTGGAACAATTATCATTATGCCTACAAAAATTCGCAACAAAATATGGTAGGAAATTAAATGCGACACTTTGACAACTTACCTCAATTTTACGGCTCCAAGGAGTGGGAGCAATGCAAGGCGCAAGTTCTCCACGATAGAATTAAAGCGGACGGAACGATTGTTTGCGAGCATTGCGGAAAGCCTATTGTTAAAGGCTTCAATCCACAAGCAAATAACAACAAAGGCGCGATTGTATTCCACCACAAAACCTATTTAAATACATATAACGTCAATGACGCTTCTATCTCAATAAATCCAGCGAATATTGCTATACTTCATTGGCATTGCCACAACGAAGTTCACGAGCGCTTCGGACATAGTGGATATAACAATATTCCCGAGAAGAAAGTCTATATTGTTACGGGTGCTTCTTGTAGTGGTAAGACTTCATTTGTTAAAGAAAGATTAGAGCCTAATGATCTGATCCTCGACATTGACGACATTTGGGAAATGATTAGCGGACAACCGAGATATACAAAGCCTAATAGTCTTAAACCGATTGTCTTTGCAATAAGAGACGAGATTAAAGATCAAGTTTCAAAAGGCGCTGGAACTTGGCGCAATGCTTACATAATCGAGAGCCTACCGAGTGCAAAAGATAGAGAGCGAGAGGCGCAAAGATACCGAGCATTTAACGTTGAGGTTATCACACTTGACACGAGCAAAGAAGAATGTCTCGCAAGATTAAGATTAAATCCACAAGGAAGAAATATAAATGATTATGAAAAATATATTAATGATTATTTCTCACGAAACTTTTAGCGGTAAGACCCCCCGTCGAAAATTTTTGGGAAGGTGCGGGGCTACTGCACGAGGGGGACTTCTTTTTTGCACGAACTAAAAATTTGAAACTTTGTTGATAAAACGTCAACTCGGTTTAACTTGGTTGATAAAAAATTATAATAATCAAAAAAGATCGATCTTATTTAGGAGGGAGAGGCAATGAACGAAAAACGCTATCAAGAATTAGCAAACACAATAAACGGACTGGACGAAAGCAAAAAAGTTTTTGTTCTTTCTTTGTTAAAAGATTTTGTTTTTATCGAAGAACAAATTGACGAGTTAAGAAAATATCCTCGCTTCAAAATCAATCCTAAAAATCTTGAACAACAAATTAAACTACCAGTTCACGAAATGTTAAAAGATTACCAAGCACAAAAAAATGATATTGTGACTAAAATTTTACGAACTCTTGATAACGAGAAAATCGACGAAAGTCCTTTACTCAAATTGATAGCGAGGATTGGAGAAAAATGAAACCTTATATTCTCCAATACAAAGAAGCAATCGAGCGTGGCTGGTTAGAGATTAACGGCAAAAAAACACGTCTTGTTGTTGGCTGGAAAATAAAAAAAACAATTGATATTCTCGCCTCTTATTTTGAGGACGAGCGTTTTTTATTCGATCCAACGTATTGTTATAAAAAAATTGAATTTATGGAAACGTTAGCGCTCCAAGGACAAGCGCCGTTTTATAACGAACCACTTAAATTAATGCTTTGGCAAAAAGCGTTTTTAGAAGCGATTTATTCTTTTAGAGAAAAGTCAACGGGACTTTTATTAATAAATGAAGCATTACTCGAAATCGCTCGTAAAAACGGAAAAACAACATTTATTGCTGGGGATTGCGACGCCGATTTATTCATTGGTCAAGGCGGGGTTAACATTTGTTGTTGCTCAAACGACGATCGACAAGCAAAGTTACTTTGGTCGGAAGTTGCGGGAATGAGAAAGCGTTTAGATCAGAAAGACGAACTAACCTCTCAAAACTTAACTGAAATTCGCAATGATAAGCGAAACATAAAAATTTTTCGTTTATCCAGCAAGACCCAAAATAAAGACGGATTTAATTTTGTCAAAGCCTATCAAGACGAGGCACACGATTGCAAAGACGACGAAATCGCCGAGGCGTGTCAACGATCAATGTCGACACACGACGAACATTTGTTTATAACTATCTCAACGAATGGCTTTTTAAATGATATGTATTTCGACAAAAAACTCGACTATGCCAATAAGTGGTTAGAAGGCGAAATTGATAATCCTCATTATTTGCCGTTTTTGTTCGAAATGGACGACGAAAGCGAAGTTTGGAGTAATGATAAGGACTTGTGGCAAAAAGCCAATCCAAGCCTTATTTATGGCGTAAAAAAGTGGGCATTTATTGAACAATCTATCCAACGCGCGTTAATTGATAAAGAAAGTCGTATGCACCTATTAACAAAAGACTTTAATATCAAAGTTTCAAACTCTCGCGCTTGGCTAACTTTGGAAGAATACGATTATCCGACGAACCAATTTACATTAGAAGATTTTCGCGGTTCCGTTTGTCTTGGAGCGGTTGACTTATCCGATTGTGGAGACTTAACTTGCGCGGAGGCTTTATTTATGAAGCCAAATAGCGACGAAAAATTTATTGTCGCTCAATTCTTTATTCCCGAAAGCAAACTTAAAGATAAAGATAATGGGGCAAAATACGAAGAATGGAGCCACACAATAAATCCGCAAACGGGAGAACCATATTTAACAATAATAAAAGGAAATCGTATTAATCAAAAATCGGTAGCCGATTGGTTTCAAGGATTGAGAGATAAATACGAAATTGAACCACTCATGATCGGTTATGACCCGTGGCATTCGGACGTATTTCTTATGTATTGCGATAAAAAAACTGGATACGGATTTCCGACAATGAAGATATATCAAAATTCAAAATTAATGTCTTATCCAATGAAAACACTTGAACGAGATTTAAGCGCTCGCTTGACAAATTATGGAAATAATCCTATTTTAAAATACAATTTTGCAAACGTTAGTGCTAAAATTATAAATGATCTTATTATGCCCGAGAAAATTGACGGGCAATATCAAAGGAAAATTGACGGCGTCGTGGCAATGATTATTCTATATGCGACACTTGAAAAGAACGAGATAAATTTCGGAGATTATGTAAGGAGGTAATTATGGGTTGGTTAGATAAGATATTCAGCAAAGGCAAACGACCAAAAAACGCTAACCTTTCAATGAACGTTACAATGAACGGCTACCAGCCGAACTTTACCGCCTTTGGAACAAATATTCTTTTAAGCGATATTGTATATAGCGCAACCGCAATGAAAGCGCGATACTTCGGGATATTAAAACCCGAACATATTCGCGAGACTGATAACGAAACAATAAAAGTTAAAGATAGTTCGGTCTCTCGATTATTAAAACGTCCAAACGATTTTCAATCTTTATATGATTTTTTAACACAAGCGTTTTTTATGCGCGAGAAAAATGACAATTGCTTTATTTATCCCGATTACCGCATTGACGACAATAAACAAAAGATTTATACGGGAATGTATATTTTACTTCCAGCCGATAGTCCAATTATTATGCAAGACGAGAGTGGAGAATTATATATTCGCTTTCTTTTCCTTAATCCAGATCGCGAAGTCGTTTTTCCATACAAAGATATAATTCATTGGAAAAAGAATATTGAGGACGATCAATTCTCGGGCGGAGGAAGATTTGCTACGAGAGCAAACACGGATTTATTAAATTCCTTACAAGCATATCGAACTGGGCAAGAAGCCGTAGCCGAAGCCTCGAAACTTGGTTGTATGATTGACGGCATTTTAAAAGTCAATGCTTATTCATCCGATAACGATAAAGTCAAAAAAATTCGCGACGATTTTATCGAAGATTTAAGAAAAAATAAGGCTGGAATTGGCGTTCTTGATAATGGCGTAGATTACGAAAACATTCAACGCTCTTTAAAAGTAATGGATAGCGCTACTTTAAAAGAAATTAAAGAAGGAGTTATGCTTCACGTTGGCGTCACAATTGATATGCTTTCGGGAAAAATGTCAAAAGAAGAACGCGAGACATTTTACGAAAACTGGATCAGACCGAGCGCAATCTCGCTTGCACAAGCAATGGAAAGAGTATTCTTCTCTCAATGGCAAGTTAGCCACGGAGATCGAATTGTTATCTATCCAACTGACGTTGAATTAATGACCAGCGAAGAAAGATTTAAATATTGCGATATGCTCTTAAAGGCTGGCGCAATAACAATAAATGAAGCACGTCATATTGGCGGATTACCACCAGTAGAGGACGGCAATCAAAGACCGCGAGGATACAACAACCTTGACGGAGGTAAACAAGGAGGAACTACAAATGGATAAGTTACCAAAAGAAATACGTTTACAAGTTGCAAATGTAAAAGTTAGAGCCGACGAACAATCCGAAGGAAAAATGATTGTCGAAGGCTATCCGATTGTTTTCGACAAAGAAGCATATATCGGAATGGAACCTTGGGGTTGGTATGAACAAATCGATCGCAACGCTTTCGAAGGTGCCGATATGTCGGATGTTTGCTTAAAATATAATCATAATGACGACTTTTTAATTCTTGCAAGAACAAGAAACGAAAGTCTTAAACTTACTCCCGACGATCATGGGGTGTTTATGCACGCGGAATTAATTGATACAACTCAAAACCGCGACATTTATAAAATGGTCGAAAGTGGCTTGTTAACCGAAGGAAGTTTCGCATTTACGGTCAAAGAACAAGAAACCAAAGAAATCGGAAACTTTATGGAAGAAGGCTATGAAATGCACCGAACCATTAAAAAGATTGACAAGTTATTTGACGTAGCAATTTGCCCAAACGGGGCTTATGGCGACTTAACCGAGATATATGCTCGCTCTCGCGAATTAGTGGAGACTAAACGCGCCGAGTTGGAGAACTCGAAAAAAGCGAAAGCCAATATCGTTCGATTAAGAAATAAAAACAAACTCTTAATGATTGGAGGTAAAAACAATGTCAATTAAAGAGTATCTCACAAAAGAGAAAGAAAAACGCTCTAATCGTCTATCCGAAATCAACAAAGAAGTTGCCGAATTAAACGAGCGCAACGATAAATGCGATAAAGAGGACGAATTAAGAGAAATTGGCGATAGTCTCGACGAACTTAAAGCCGAAAAGGCTGAAAAAGAAGCCGAAATCGCCGAAATCGACGCCCAAATTGCCGAACTTGAAAAAGAAGAAAAGGCAAAACGCGAAGAAAAACCAGTCGAAGAAGGCGACCCAAAAGAGGAAAAACCAAATCCCCAAAGATCGAACTTTTTAGTGTTTGAAAAACGAAACGGAGGTCAAGTTAGAATGACACAAGAAGAACTAACTAAAATGGAAACCCGTGCCAAAGAATTTAAAAAGACGGGTTTAATGACAATTGAAAAACCAAATCTTCGTGCCGTAACAATCGCAAGCGGACAAGTTTTGGTTCCGACCGAAGCACACGGAATTGAAAATCCAGCCATTGTTCCATATTCCACAATCCTTGATTTTGTCAAGGTTGAAGATATGACTGGCGCTGGATATAACGCCGTTTCACTTGTGACTGAATGGTCAAGCGCAAGCGCAAAAGGCGAAGGCGACGTAATTGACGAAAGCAATCCAAGTTTCGGAATTGTTACAATTCAACCAGAGAGAGGATTTAAAACTCTTTCCACAATTTCAAACGAAACTCTTAAAACTTCTCCACTTAACTACTATGGAAAAGTTGAAGAAAGTGCAACAATTGCTCTTCGTAAGAAAGTCGCCGATTTAATCGTCACAAAAGCCGTTGGCGCACAAGACGACGCTGGCAATGCCGTAAACACTTCACTCGATTTATCAGCAATCGACGATAAATTCTTACGCTCCGTTTGCTTTGCTTTCGGTGGCGACGAAGGTATCTTTGGAACCGCCTCATTAGTTCTCAACAAAAAGGATTTATCCGCGCTTGGCGAACTTATGAGTTCTTATACCAAAGATTACGTTTTTGAAATCGAACCAAATCCAAGCAATCCAAACATTGGCATTATCAAGAAAGGTGGTTTATCCGTTAGATATATTCTTTCGAGCAAACTTCCTTCCTATGCCGAAGCCGAAGAAGGCGAAACTTGTATGTTGTATGGCGATCTCAAGTCCATTGAAGTTGATTTATTCGGTGCTTTTGATATTAAAGTCTCCGAAGATTTCGCTTTCAATAAGGATTTACTCGCTATTCGCGGAACCGCACAAATCGGTGTCGGTGTAACCCGTAAACACGGCTTAATCGAAATCAAAAAACCAGTTACTTCTCATTAGTAACGAAAAGAGGTTTTCTCTTAATGGTTCCTTTGAGGGAAAACCTCTTGTTTAAAAGAACAAGGAGGTTAAATTATGGCAAATGAAAAAGTTAAAGTTATGACTAACCTTGCCGAGAGCGGTCAAGACAATTTTGTCGACAATTGGGTCGAAATGGCGAAAGTTACTTTATACGAACAAGGCGTCTCTCATTCATATATTGAGAGTTCGGATTGTGAATATTTGTTAGCGAAAGTCGTTACTGATCTAATCGAGGACGGCAATTTATCCTCCACAACTTTATCTATTATCGCAACAATACGTGTTAACCACCCACATTCGGAGGATAAAGAATAATGTATAAGCCAGCGAATATAAGAGAGTTCGTTACACCAGCGATCCAAAAGAAAACACAAGTTCAAATGATTAACGGGAGAACTCAAAAAATCGCGGTCGAAGTTGCGACATTAAGAGGAAAGTTTAAACAAAAAGGAACCAGCGAAATTAACGCTAACGGCTTATTAGTCGTTAACGATAAAACTTCTTTTATAACTTGGTGGAAAGACGATTTAGAAAGTGGCGACATATTAACGATTTATGGGGTTGATTATGAAGTTAAAGGCAATCCCGAGAACGTCGAAATGCGCTCTCGATATGCCGTTTTAAATCTCGAAAAATTAAGTGGAGGCGCTATTTAGTGGCTAAAAACAAATTCGGATTAGACTTCGACGGGTTTCTTGACTTGGCGAGGGAAATTGACGAAATGGGAGAAGGTTATCTCCAAATGGCAACTGATAACGCTTTACAAAAATCGAAAGAATACGCTAATGGCGAAATTATTCGAGCAATGGAAACAAGTCCTTATCACTTTGTTAAAGGACAAGGAAAATCTACTGGAAGAGCCTTAAAATCAGTTCAAGAAGTGGATCAGAAACCCGTTGAATGGGAGGGAACAATTGCAAAAGCGTATATCGGAGCCGACTTAAAAGTTGCGCCCGAAGCAATTATTCTCGCTCACGGAACACCACATATTAAACCCGATACCAAGTTAAAAAACGCTCTACAAGTTAAAGGAGCCGTTCGAAAAGAAGTTTCGCGAATACAACAAGAAGAATTTTTTAAGGTTTTAAAGGAGG